AATGCTTTATCTAAAGCATTACGACCAACATACTCGGAAGTTGCACCGTTACCAAAGGTATTGGCTGTTGCAATAAGAACGAAGTTCTTATGACGCTTGACCATACCGTCGGGGAAAGCCATAAAGGTGTTGGACAAAGCACTGTTTAGAACAGTGAGAATGTTCGGGTTGCCGTTGTCAACCTCATCCAACAAAAAGACGAAGCCTTTTTCGTATGCCTCTCGGAACTGTGTTCCGACATAATTACCAGTAGCCGACATATAGCCTAAAAGGCTAGCCTCAGTTGACTGGCTAGAGCAAGACTTAGAAGCAAAGTCAAGTCCAAGGGACTTGCTGGCATTCTCGGCAATTGTGGACTTGCCAGTTCCTGCTTGACCTACAAGGTACAAGTGTTCACCGTTGGCAATTCCACTAAGTACCTTAGGGAATTGGTGATGTTGGATTCCATCCAACTTGATGATTTCGTTGTCACTGAGATGTATCTCAGTCACCTTGGGGCGAAGTCGGTCAATAGCAGAACGAAGTTCTGCAACTTGGGATGTTGCCTCGGTCATTGTGGTGAGAGTTGGTGTCAACAAAGTTGACACAATGCTAGCAACCTTGGCAGGGTCAACCTCAGGAACGAAGTCCCCAAGGACTTCGGCAACGACACCACGGAGGATGTCATCCAAACCACCAGTGGAACTGGTGGGCTTGGGTTGTGGTTTTGGTGTTGGTGGCACTGGAATCTCCGATTCTGTGTTAGGTGGTACTGGCTCAAAGCCAGTAGGACTTGGAACAAAACTCCGTTTTGCTACAATGTAAGCCATGTCAATTTCGTCATTTGTAAAATGCATTGGTGGCTTACCAACAAATTTATGTCCCATAAATGACAAGGTAGCCGTTTTGGCGTTCTTGGACAAAAAAGACCAACGGTCTGTTTTGTTAGTGCTACTACCGAATTCTCGGTAGGTCACACGGTTGGTTTCTGTGTCAACAGAAATAATTGTGGGCTTTTTGAGTGCCATTTTGTTTACCTCCTAGGTAAAGAATCGGGGCGATTATGGTCGTTGTGTAGCAACACCACCACTTCGTTAGTGGTGTTGCGACACAACATCTTGAGATGAAACTAGCCAAAGGCTAGGAAACTAGGGCTTCTGCCTCGGTTTTCCATTCGTTGTCGGAATCCAAGAAGTCCATAAGGACTTGTCCAGCGTAGTTCTGCAACTTGCCGAATGAGAATCTGTCTACAGATTCCTTGCCAAGTTGCATAATGTCACGGAACGGTTCGTATTCCTCAACTGAAAAGTTGCCCGACATTCGTAAGTCGGAACGACTTACACAAGCCCAAAAATGCTTCCGTTCAGGTGAGTGATAAACCGACAGTTTGACTCTACGAGTCATAGCCTCGTTTGTCCACGAAAATTCAACTTTTCGTTTTTCTTTAGAAACCGTAAGTTTCGCTTTTGTCTCTAGGGACATAATTACCTCCAGTAATTATCTTGTGGGTGGATGATGTATTTCCTACTAATTAGTAGGAAAGAAAAGCGTTGTTTTCAACGGTGTATTCTACGAATTCCGTAGCAATTACTTCGTAAGAAGCATTGAGGAACAAAACAGTAACGCCTTCGGCGTTATAAGCCTCAACTTCGGTGACTTCGTCACAATACTCAGGGTGGAAGCAAAAACCCCAGTCAATAGCCGACTGTGGAACAAAAATGTCGGAGACATTTTTGATGTCCTGACCGAGCCACTCCGTGGCTCGCTCTACAAGTTTTTGTTGTTGGGTAATTGTAAGGGACATAATTTACCTCCAGTAAATTATAATAGGGATAGTTTCACTACGAAGTAGTGGTGGACAAGCAAGAATTGCACTTGCAAGAACCGTAGGTTCTTGGCACTAGCCTTGCCCCAAGGACAGTAATGGATACTAAGCCAACCACCAAAGGTGGTCTGTATCTGCGATGTCAGCGCAAGCGAGGACAGTAAGGGACACTGAACCAATTCCCGTAGGGAATCCGTGTCTGCGATGTCAGCGCAAGAACGGTAAGAATGCTTACCGTTTAGTCGTGTGAGAACAGCCGAACTTTTTGCGTCGTAACTTATCTACGATAAGTGACAGTCGTGGCAACCAATTATGCCCTGTGACTATCGTAGATAGTTATAAGAGCGAACCTCATAATGCAACGCAATATCGCATAATCGCTATTCGCAATAGCCTAGGTAAACGGTCATCCCGACACGACACACTAGGTCTCTCAGCACTCATCCTGTGACACTGAGTCCGAGCCACCGAAACGGCGACCCGACGACAACCACTGTAAACGACACTTTCGGAACTTGCAAGTCAATTTGCGAACAGTCATCGGCTAACCCTTGTGGCATAAGGGAAAAAAAAATAAAAAAAATTTGCCTCGCAACGACCACGCCTAGCGCACACACGACGGTTTCACCGTCACACCAGCACACGCGAAACTTGACAGGCGCATAATGCACACACGGTTTCACATCACGCATAATGCACGCACATACCTAGGCATCACGACACACACGGGTCACGCTTGGGTAGCGTGCGCACTGAATGCAGTCTATTTTCTGCCGATTATGGGGTGATTATGGTCTATAACACCTATAATTGTTGGCTAATCTCCTGCGTGCTAGGGGGGCAGGGGGGGGTACGGGCGTGCGTATGTCTAAGTACTAGGGGATGGAGAGCCGATGCGTTATCGGGGATGGTTTGGGGGGTGCTATGGATACCCTTGTGTGACGGGTGGCACTAGGGGGTGGGGTGGGTTGTCCTCGCCTTATTTTACCATTTAACTTTGTTAGCCCAATAGGCTGCACTCATCGGTCCTCGTGCTATGTTGGAGGCGTGGCGTGTTTGGAATCGTTTACGCCTACTGGCGTAGGCTGCCGATTCACCTTGTTTTTTGGGTGAACCTTTTACACCTTGTTGTCCGAATCGGATTGTTTTAATTTGCCCACCCGATTTGGCTACGACAATGTGCGACTTCGTAGGGTGTGTCGGTGTGGCTTTAGGTTTGTTATATCCTGATACGCCTGCACGGGTTAGTCGGGAATCTTTCTTTGCAGCCATCTATATGCTTTCTGTATAGTTTCTATAGGGGGTAATAGGGTCAACGCTGAGAATCCAACCAAGAGGGATATGATTAATGTCTCCAACGGTTTCGGGATTAGGTAACTCACACTCAAAAATAGTACCAACAACAGTAAGGTAATGCTCCTGACATCCAACCCATACCCTGCCAATTGTCGTAGCAACGGAATCTTCTGGTTCATAATCTGCTGTAGTATGCCAACCTGAGGCTGGACTGTAGGCATCTCGCCATCGTACCCTAACCTCTTGCCATTCTGCAAGTCCATCTATCTGCCCTTGTATACTCATTGGTTGTCCACGCATTATAGTCTAGCCGTAAATCCACAGATTGTGGATTTACAATAGTCTTATCCTTTATAGGGACTATACGAACTTGCTTATCTAACGAACGCAAGTTCACAGTAATGCTTTACCCCCCCTATAATCCCCCCCGTTGTTCTAAACCCAAATTCTAGACTAACGGTCTAGTAGAACAAAACCCCTAATAGTATGGAATCAAACCACCTAGATGAACGCCAAGAAAAATACCTAAACTGGCTAGTAGTACCTGCCCCAATGAGGCAGCCTGCCACGCAGGAAGCCTATGCCAAGCAAGAAGGCGTGGACAGCGCAACCCTAAGACGCTGGCAGAAGAAACCATACTTTAAGGCTGAATGGCAAAAACGAGTGGAAGAACTCCAAGGAAGCCCCGAACGCACCCAGAAACTGATGGACACGATATACCAGCGTGCGCTCGGTGGCGACAATAAGGCAGCCCAACTGTATCTTCAGGCTACTAATAAGTTGGCTCCTCAACAGGTAAATATTACTCACACGCAGTCTTTGGCTGAAATCTCTGATAAGGACTTGGAAGAGTTAATTGCTAGCGTCGCTTCTACTGAGAAGGCTGCTAGGTTGGAATCTAATGGCTCGCCTGATTGAATGTCTTGAGTGTGGGTGTGAGTATCCTGATGATTTACGGGAATGCCCTGAATGTTGGTTTAATGATATACCCCTCAAAATTCAGCGTTTAAGAGACACGGATTAGAACGGATTACATAATAGTATGGTTCCTGCAAAACAAAATATTACAATTATGCGTGGAGATACCGAAGTCTTTAATATTACTTTGACGGATTCGGCTAGTGCTGCTATTGATTTGACTGGTAGTACCTTTTTGTCTCAGATTCGTTATGAACGAGATTCTACTACTGTTGCTGCTTCTTTTTCTTGCGCTATTACTAATGCTGCTGCTGGTCAGGTTGCTTTGACTCTTAGTTCGGCTTCTTCTGCTGGTTTGACGGCTGGAACAGCATATTGGGATTTGCAACGGACTTTGGCTGGTGTGGTAACCACTTTGGTTGCTGGAAAGTGTACTATTCTTGCTGATGTGACTCGGTAGTTATGGCTATTCGTGATATTGAAATTCAGATTGAAACTGCTGATAGTTCTCAACTGAATGTAACTTTAACCGACATTTTTGTCCAAGCAACTACCTTAACGGGTAATACTTTGTCGTCTGGGTTAATTACGGTTGTTGCTGCTGCCAATGTGGGTCCAGTTGGACCCACTGGTGCTACAGGACCAACAGGAGCAATTGGTCCTCAAGGTCTAATCGGTTTAACTGGTTCTACAGGAGCCACAGGGGCTACTGGACCTACAGGTCCTAAGGGTGACACAGGAGATACTGGTCCAATCGGTCCTACGGGGCTTACAGGTGCCACTGGAGCGACTGGAGCAATAGGTCCAACTGGTGCTACTGGACCAAAGGGAGATACTGGCGATACTGGTCCTACTGGTCCTACTGGTGCGACTGGCGCACAAGGTATCCAAGGCATTCAGGGACCTACTGGTTTAACAGGCAATACTGGACCAACTGGACCTACTGGTCCAACTGGACCTACTGGTCTTACTGGTGATACGGGTCCTACTGGTTTAACTGGACCTACTGGTCCTGTGGGAGCGACAGGTGCTACGGGACCTGCTGGTCCAATTGGTTTGACTGGTGATACAGGACCTACTGGTCCGACTGGTGCTACAGGGGCTGTAGGTGCTACAGGTGCCACTGGACCTGCTGGACCGACTGGTCCTACAGGTCCGATAGGGGCAACTGGTGCTACTGGTGGATTTAACTCTACTCAGGCAGTTAATACGCAGACAGGGACAACCTATACATTGTTGTCGTCTGATTTGGGTACAATGGTTACTTTGAACAATCCTTCACCTGTTACTGTGACTGTTGGCACTTCTCTTGGTTTTACTGCTGGTCAAAGCATTGACCTATTAGCCCTTGGGGCTGGTCAGGTTACTGTTGCTGCTGGTGGCGCAACCGTTGTTGGTACACCAGCGTTGAAACTTCGCACTCAGTATTCTTCTGCAACATTGTTTTGTATTGGTTCTAATAGTTATGTCCTTCTGGGCGATTTGAGTGCATAATGCCTATCCGACGAGGAATAGTTGCTTCAAGTATAACTTCGTTGCCTACGATAACCATTAATGCTGTCACTAACTTTAACCAAGACCGAGCCACATTCAACGCAACAGTAAATCCAAACCTACAAACAACAAGCGTTAAGTTTCAATTTAAAAAAACTGTTGATTCCACTTGGACAGATGGTTCAACACTTACTGGTTTGACTGGTGGTAGCCAAAGCGTTTACTCAAACCAAACCAGTTTACCGACTGCTGGAGTTTCCTATGATGTTCGTGCCGTAGCCACAAACGGAATAGGAACTGTTATTAGTTCTTCTACTTCATTTACTACTTGGAGTTTGAAAAATGTTGGTTGGACTTCTAACTCATCAATTACTATTCCAACCATTACCCCTACTGGTAGTTCTACTATTATTCCATCGCTATACGATATTTTTGTTGTTGGTGGTGGAGGTGGTTGTGGTAGAGGTGGTGGTGGAGGAGGACAATGCACCCTTGTTTCTTCTAGGGCGTTTATTAATTCATCCAATTTAACTGTCAGTGGAACCATAGGTGGTGGAGGTGTTTCTTTTCAAAGCGCACTTGGAAACACACCCACTGCTGGTAGTGCTTCAACTTTGTCTGGGGCTGCTTTTACTAGCATTTCTGGTGCAGGTGGTGGAGCAGCCAACTCAACAACTGGTGGCTCTTCTGGTTCTGGATTTGGTGGTGGGACAGGCAACACCATTAACGACCCTGCCCCCAAATCTATTGCCTTTACTACTGTTGGTGGTGGTGGTGGTGGTTCTGGTGGTGGTGGTGGAAACGGAAGCATTGCTGGAAACACTTTCGGAGGAACTGCATATGGTGGTAATGGTGGAATAGGCACTTTAACACAATACGGCTATTATGTTGGTGGTGGTGGAGGAGGTGGAGCAGCCAACGATGGTGGTTCTGAATTTGCTGGTTCTGCTGGTGCTGGAGGTTTCGGCAATGGTGCATCGGCTCAAGCATATAACTCACCATTTGACCCGACTTATCACCCAGACGGTTCTGCAGGCGCAATTGCTTTTAAATATTATGGACCATAAGGATAAAAAATGGAATTAACAAACTTTTCAATAGAGCAATTAAACAACTATTCAATGTGGTTTATGTTGGACAAAATTAAACAAGGACCGATATCTCTTGTCCGTAGAACACCAGCAGGAGACGAACAATTTTTAAAATTCAAATGTTTTAAAATGAACGACGGACATATTCTTTTGGGTATAAATAACTTTATTTCATTTACTGCAAAACATAATTTGTATGCTATTGCAGACGGGGTTGAAGAAGTTGTAAACATTCAAATGTTTGAAAACATAATGAATGTTTACGATGTTCCTGTTGATGGCAAAGACAAAGGTTTTTTTGTTTTTTCTGGTTCAACAGTAATTGCTCTTGAAGAAGAATGGCGTTGCGATAACACGCGTTTTGGACCTATGGGTTTTAATGTTATTGAAAATGTTGAAGAAGCATTTATTCATAGTTTTTCTGAAATACTTGTTTACGAAACAATTTTTTCTGTTGAAGGCGTAGGACATTTATTTTACATACAACACAAGAACCACGACGAACAGGGTTCTAGGTATGTAAACGCAGCAACATTGCCGTTTACTGGTTCAACAATATCTGAAGCCTTAAAATTAATTACCGAATGGGCTGTTGTTAATGAAGAACCATTTAGCAACACACAACCTATTTCTAATACTGCTAAAGAGTTTTTGAATAAACTTGATTTTGACTGGTCTCTTGTTGAATATCAAACAGATATGTATGTTGCTGAGTTTATAAAAGGAAACCCCAACGCCCGTGTGCGACCTAGTA